ACTAATATGAGCTTCATTAACATTACCAGAAATTTGTTTTTCAATTGAACATAATTCTGATAATTTAATTTGATTTCCTCCGACATAGTTACCAAACTTTGAATTAACATTTTGTCCTAAATTAAATTCATCTGGATTTACAAAATATATTGCTAATCTCGTACCATCCCCCCATACTCCATCTGCATTTCCACTAGCATCAACACTATTATTAAATTGTTCTGCTATAGTTCTCCAATTATCTCCTTTATTTTGTAACTCTCTCCATTGTTTTGCATATCTAGAAATTTTATATCTTAAAAGTTTCTGCATACGTTTTATCTGATCACTACCTTCGGGAGTCATTTCTTTACTAATAACGCCATTACCAATACCAGCAACTCCATATTGATCAGCTTGATCCCAAATACATGCATCTAATCCGGTATCTAACTTAACTTTCCGTCCTAATGAATTTAACCAATATATAGTATCTCCAACCGCGACATCACTTGGTGTATATGTCCATCCAATTGCATTTTTAAGTTGATTAAAATTAGTTCTAGAAACAACTACACTGCCACGGGATAATTTTCCAAAACCTGGATTAAAATTAGTTTGTTTTGCCCATTCATTGAAATTTTTATTAAAGTATGTCTTTGGAATTCCTATTACATTGAAAAACCATTTTTTACGTTTAGCTTTTATATTAGTATCAGCATTTCCATCATCTGTTGAATTATCTTTCTTCTTATTTTTTTTATCACTAGTAGCAGTAACTGTTACATCATCTAAATCTAATGATGCATCATCTTGTTCATTAACAGATTCTTTCTTTCTAGGTTCTCCTATTATCCAAACATAATTGCTTTTAATAGAATCACCGTCTTGTTGTATACTTTCTAATGCCGCTATAATAGCACGAACACGATCAAATTCACTTGTACCTCCGCTACTACGAGATCCTAATGGAGATCTAGTTTCGAATTTAAATTTTTTAGAATTATTATATATTTCCGGATTTATCGATCCAAATATCGATCGTATATAACTTTCAACCTGTGATTTATCCGCAGTGTCAAAATTCTTACCAGCTCCACTCTGATCTCCTAAATCAGTTAACCAAGCTCTAATTTTACTACGATCTAAATTCATTCTGCTTTGTTCAAACAACGAATCTTGAATAATTTGTTCTATTAATATAGTTTGTGAATTTTTCATGCTATTATCATTTATATATAAATATTACCAATCTATCATTACCATGTTTCCATTCCACAACATGATGTTATCTGCTTTGAAATCTAATTCCAAATCGAAATCTCGTACTGCAGTTTTTTGAACATCGCGTTGCAACGCTCTTAAAAAATTAACTAATTTAACATCAGTATTTCTTGCTCCATCTGCATCTAGATAATCAAATATTGAAACTTCTCCTCTAGTTGATCTAGCAAATGATTTATATGATTCATGAAAATTATCAATTGCATTTCGGTATGATTCTGGTAAACGATCTGCTTTATTCATTATATACATGTTTCGTTTATCTACATAATGCACAGGAATAAAAGTGCTAAACTCACTGTGTCGACCTACTATAATTTCTGCAACTCGATATTCTTCGCGCTCCGTAGTTATTTTAAATAAAAAATCAGTTCCGTTAATTTCATATATACGACCATTATCGCCTTTATCAAAAAAAGTAAAATCTTTTGATTTAATTTTATCTAACAATCCATCTATTTCTTGTTCAGATATTTCTCGCAATATTTCAGTTAATCGTATCATATTTTTGCCGGTAAATTTTTATCTAAATCAATTCTAACTAAAAAGTTTACATCTACATCATTTCTTTTCTTTATCGGCTGTCCTAATTTTCCAATTGCTAGTAATTGTCCTTGATCATTATACAAACCAATTGTAGTTATATACGGAGAAAATACACTGCCAGTTGCAAATGATTTTACTGTTTGTTCATCATCTAAAAGCAATGTTTTATTTTGAGATACATTTAAATCTCCCATATTAACTCGAACTATAGTGCTAAATTCATGTATTGTAACCGTGCTACGATAACTTGCAGAGTATGCAGTCTGTAATAAATAATCATAACGATAATCTAAACTAGAAATAACAGCAATGCCTTGTTTTTCAAAAATATTACCTACATACTGCGTTTGCAAAAATGTTCCGCCTTCGCTACGGTCTGATAACGCACTTATATTGGTAGTTGTTAATCCTTTATTAAAGATCCTTATTTCATCTAGATCGCCGTTTAAATTACCGCTATTAGCACTATAACCACCTATTTTCAATGGATCGTCATTATTTATTTTTGCAGTAACAGTTTGAGTACCATTGCTATTAATTAAAGTGCTAGATGTTACATATGATTCTAATGTGCCATCCACATACATTTCTAAAACACTGCCAGTTTTTTGACAAACTACATGACTCCAATCACTAACAACTGCAGACGAAGTAATCTGAGCCATGAGTGTATCCGAAGCTTTTGCTGAAAATATTAATTGATTACTTCCGCTCAATTCTACTTTAAAAGGCCATTTTGATGATGATGTTAATGAATCTACTTTACCTAATATTAACTGATTAGATCCGCCAGCATTGGCACCTGATACAAAAAATGAAACTGCATAATCATGATCACGATCATAATATCCTTTTAATTCAGATTCAATATATCCAGCTCCTTGAAATTTTGCAGCTAACCCTACTGATTGAGTTAATCCTGTCGTAGTAGGAACCCCGCTAGTATACGTTACTCCTTCACTTACATATTCAATTCTGCTAGTATCAAAATATTCATTAAATCCTTCATACCATTTAACACCGTCAACTATTGATCCAGTAGGATAATCAGTTTCATATAAATTTCCATAACGGTCGCTTTGTATAGAAAATTGTTTCATGTTACCTAAATATCCATACACTGCACATGAACCATACGAAGAAGTTCCATATGATGCTGAACAAATTGAACTTGTTAATTGAAATGATTCTAATTTAATACCTTCGCCAATTTTATTTTGCGGTATTGAAAATACAGATGCTTTTTGATATAAGGCTTTTTTAGTTCTATTAATATCATTTTGACCAAACGTGTTATAAGGTTGATCGCTGTATTTATAAAATAAATGATTCACGGAATTATAAATTTGAAATTGATATGTTCCGTTAGTATTAGTAGACCCAACAAATGTGCTAGAATCAATTTGAGGTAATCCAGATTCATATACAGCCGTTAACGGAGTTACACTGTTTACATCACTAGAATAATTAAATCTCCATAATTTATAAGCAGGAAAAGGAATTATACTTATATCAGACTGTTTTACGCGGTGGTAAACAGTAGGAGATGGACCATTAAAATTATCGATATCATTTATTGTATTCACCATGAAGTAAAAACCCCGTTATACTTTATTATAAATATAACAGGGCTTAAATATATGTATTTTAAATACTAGTAGTCTAATTTAACTCGTATTAATTGTTCTCGAGCAAATGATTTTAAAACTGGTTGACTTAATTTTGCTATTGCTAATAATTCTTGTTGATCATTATATAAACCAATTGTAGTTATATATGTTTTCGGATCTCCGATGAAATCTGAATTTCTAATTAATCCAACACTTCCGGTTGTATATGATGCGTTGTTTGAAAAATTATATTCTCCATTTTTAACTCGTACAAAATAATGCGAACTAGATATTTTTTCAGAATTTCTTGCAGTGAATGCAGAAGAAGATCCTGAAATTGAGTGATACAAAGCAAAATGATTATTACCTTCTGAATCAGAAGTTACATTTGTGCTAAATGCTAAATTTTGATCTAAAACATTTCCATCTAATATCATTATTCCGTGATCTGGATAAAATGATCCGTAATATACCGGAGCAGAAGAATTATATACTCCAGAATCTAAAGACCCGGATACTATATTATATTTACGTCCGGCTCTACCTTGTGTTGCAGATGCTATAGAAGAATCATCAATTAGTGTAACTTGTGCACCCGATACCGTAACAGACCCGGTAGCGTTAGTAGCTCGACTTGATATCGTTAACAATGGTAATTCAAAATTACCTTCATCTAAACGCTCTTTCATTCGATTTCGTTTAACGTTAACAGCATAAATAGAATCGGTACTACCTGAGCCTTGTGTAATAAATCTGCTAGCATCTGATTCTAATAATAATTGTTTATATTGTGCATATACAGCTTTTGATGCAGGATTCTCTTGAGTACCTAAATCGGAAGATCCGGATCCTAATGCATGACCATATGCTACAGAAAATTGAACAGCTGCTCCATCTGCAGTAGGAACTGATTGATATATATCTGCATAATATCTTCGTTGTGATGTTGTTTGATTTGAAGAAGTATAATATGTACTTAATGCTCCTTGATTATCACTCCAAACGCCAGCTGTAACAGTTTCTTTTTGTTTAGTAACTACATCATTTATTAAATCAAACTGAGTAAATGTCCTTCCATTTGTAGCAATTTGTTGCTGTGCAGCCTGTTGGTCTAAATAATTTTGAATACCTTGTTGTATTAAATTTTTAACCTGATTATTCTGAACAGTATTTCCTTCACCATCATTATTATTATTGCCACCAAGTCCTCCGAGATTTAAATTATTAAGATTTAATTGACTATGGCGCGGAAGTTGTTTTAATTGTTTAATTAATTCTTTCATTATTATATTTCCTATTTACGAAGATACTCCGGTTGCTGGATTAACTGCAGTAATTTTATTAACTGTTAAATTAATTGTTACACTGCCTCCCGTTTCATTTCCTACTATAGTAATTGTAGCAGTTTTATCTTCAACATATTGCGGTTTAGCAACAACTTGAAATGCAAATCCAACTGCCGATACCGTCTGTGCGTCTGAATTAACGCCAACAATTGTAGGACTAATATTTGTATTTGATTGTACTGGTTGACTAATTTGTAAATCTGCAACGGTTGAATCAGATAATATTGCAGTATATCCTAAATTACTATTTCCATTTTGAATATTTGCAGTATTCGGTGTAATTACCGAGCTAGCACCTGCAGTTGTTAAAGTAATAGAACTTTCTCCAACTGTAATTACAGGTATATTAGTTGTAGATTTAGGAAGCGATATTAATTTATAACGCATCATCTGAGATTCATCAGGAACTGCTTCCGTTAATGGTAAATTTTCTATTAATACACCATAATAATCCGTTCCTAGCGGATGATCTGTATTCCATAATGAATAATCAATTTCATCGTCTGCTAATGCAAACTGAGTAATATTAAATGCATTTCCGCCCTGTGATAATAATTCTCGTCCTTTAAGAGTTAAAATTGCATCAACTGTTATTGAGCTATTATCTAAATATCCCATATTATACCTTTTCTTTTTTAATAAATATAGTTGTTATAGATTTTAGTTGACTTGAAAGTTTCCATTTGTATTATTATTATTCTGTGTTATAATTTGATTTGGATTTGCATCATTTATTTCAACAACAGGACCTCCGTCAATAGTATCATTTGAAGCTACATTAAATCCTGGTGATGACATTTGCGATCCATTATAAAATAAATTATCTAACCCAGTTGGTATATAATCATTGATATCAGATGGATTTCCATTTGAGTCTGTTGTAAATTCTGAAGTTGTACTAGATAAAATTGTTGGTAATAAAACATCACATAACCAATATGCAGAAGATCCGGTAGTCAATGTGCTACCAGACATAAATAATTGATCGTAACAATATATAAATCCGTCATAAATTGCATTATCAGATAACACATTAAATGTCCCATTTGTATCATAAAAATCTGCAATTGGATTATTTATAACATCATCAATTACTCCTAATAAGTCTGTATATGAGCCTGTTATATTATATGAGTCTACATCTAAGTCAATTAATGCTTCATATGTTTCATTAAATTTTGATATTTGCGGTAAAATTGTATCTTTACTTCGTTCTAATAAATTTGGCTGAACTAGTATACCTGTTAATTTATCAACTCGTGCAGGAATTAATTGTGATACTTGTCGAAAAAATGATAAATCATATAATGTAAATATTTTTATATATGCATTAAAATCATTAGCATTTTCATATTTTTTCCAATATTCAGCTGCAAATTGTATTAGTCTAGGATACGAGTATTTTTCAGTTTCACCTGGATCTCCAATATACGAATCTAATTCAGTAAATCCTAAATGTGCAATGATATCTTCATCTATCATTGTTTGTGGAGAAAAATAAACTCCTAATCTGTTACTATCTAATGGAGCTTTATCAAATTGACTTTGTTCGGCTCTAGTTTTTAAATCTAACGTTCCAATTAATTCATTTTGTTCGATACGAACTTTATTATCATCATATGTAGCAGATCCTATAGAAACTCCATCATAATAATATGTATCATTAAATGTATCATATGGAATGTCATTAGTCCAACTTGCAAATGATGCTGATATATCAGATGGATTTGGTTCAGCTCCAGTTAAACTAGAAGTTGCTGCGTGATCTATTTTTTTATTTAGTGGTAATCGGAATACTAATTCATCATATGTATCTACATTAGCATCATATGCCCCAAATGCTTTAGTATGATTATAAAATGGTTCGGTATTTAAAGAACCAGTCCACAGTCTTAATTCTCTCAATTGTCCGGATAATCTAGATCCTCCACTTGTTCCTCCTAACGTAATAGTACCTGTAGAATTAAAACTAGCAGTATGTGATGCTGACACTGCAGCAACTATTTTACCTAATCGTTCTTTAGCAACTACTAATTCTAACATACTACCATTAGTTTTTACCAATGAATTTAGCCAGTCGCCATCATAAAGTTCGATATCAGCTGATGCCGTACCATTAATTTGTACTGTACCTTTATTACCTGATGTAAAGTCTAATACTACATCAATTCCGTCAACACTAAATAAATTCATAGTATTCGGAATATTAGGGTTATCTTCAATATTTTGCGTACGGAATCCTAATTCAATTGAATTAATAGGCTGATCATAATTTATAGTAACAGTACCTGCAGTATTATTAATTAAATCTAATGAATAATTAAAATTATATTTTTCATAAATTGGAACACGAGATGTTCTTGGACCTCCGTACTCTTTTATTGTTATAAGTGATTGCGGAATTCCATAACATGACAATAATGCTTGTATACTACGTCTTGTTCCTTTTGATTTTAATAATCCCGGTAAATTATTAACAATTCTTCTCCAAACTGCATATGTACGATCTCTTGCTGGTAAACTATCCCCGACTACTGAATTAGATCCTGTTAATGGAGTTCCTGCTTCATCAGTACCTAAAACATAATCCCATAGATTTAAATTATCATTACCATCTATTAAATTCCATCCAAATTGTTTTGCAACATCATATAACAATTCATTCGGAATACCTAATTTAGGATTTTCTTCCCGGCTATGAATCTTTTGCATATGATTTGCATATGTATAAATTATATCATAATGATGTCCCAGCATATTAACAAATGTAGAAAATTCTATGTTATCTTGATTGATAACAACATGTGCTGGTATTGTGTTTGACAATGAATTTATATTTTTTGAATCATATTTTTGTGCAGAAGTTAACATTGAATTAAACCAAGTATTAAATTCAGTAGATTTAACAGATATTAATTCATATGGTCGAGTGCTATTAGTTTTTGGTACCGGTGTTATATAACTTCCTGTGACATCTGAAACTATAGGATTTTCATGTGGGTATTCGTTACTGTATAATACAGACGAAGATTCATAATAAAGAAATCTTTCAAATTCATCGAATCCGCTAATTAAATTTGTTCGCTTCGTTTCAAATTCTTGTGAATTTGCAGTAGCAACACTTCCGGATATTTGACTAATAGTAACAGATTGTGAATTATAATAGTCTAATAATTCTAATTTATATTTAAAATTTAAACATCGTTCTTGTGCTGAACTATAAAATATAAAATTATTAAAATCCGTATAATCTATATTTAATTTTATTCCGGATAAACTTCCAGAAAAATATGAATCTACAATTTGCTGAGAAGTAGATACAGTTGATCCTAATAAATTAGTCCAAGTTTGAATTCCGGTATTAGTAGACAATGCATAATCGCCTTGAGCGTCCCAATTCGGCTCACTTAACTGATTAAATTGTTTTATTGCTTCTAGAACACTAATAGATACCTTATCCGTATAAGGCATTTTCCGTTCTTCTACAACCCAACATTTAAATTCTGGTTCTATATTATCAGGTAATGGATCTTGCAGTTTAACATAAAGATACTGTCCTACAACTACACTATTAATATAATGAACGGTTTGATTGCGACCAAAATTTAATAAAAATGACTTGTATATTGTGTTATAACTATTTCCAGTTACATTTGTATTTGTCTGATTTATGCTATTAGCATATAATGCAATCTGCTGAAGAAAGTCTTGATTTTCAGGATCAATGGCTCGAAGTTTTATCTCCGTACGATCCGGCGAAATTTCATCAATTACAATATATTGTTGTTCATAACTACCAATCCAATTTCGAAAAAAGTTTAAAATAAAACGATAATTCCCAGCATCAATTTTTAAATCAGAAAACTGTTTATATATGTCAATAGCAATTGGTTCATTGGCAAATGATATTGGTTGATTTTGATCATCCGTATACGTTGGGACTTGTGGTAATGTCTGTACGGTATGATTACCTGTTATCCAAGTATCTCCAGCATATACATGAAATTCAATTCTAGAATTCAATTGTTGTAAAAATGTAGAATCAAATTTAACTAGATCTAGAGTACGAACAAGTTGATCTAACGTCGTATTTTTTATACGATTTGCAGTTATAGCTTTTTCTGCTATATTAATAGATTCTATATTTTTATATTGTGCTATCATGACGGATCAAATTCTGGTTGATTATTTACAGCTGTAACCAATTGTTGTCCATTAGTCGTAAAAGAGTTTGAATCAGATGGGGGCAATTCATTTGCGGGAGGAATATATACACTTGTATTTGATTGCACATTGTTATATGCAAATCCTACTGGTTCCGATCCTATATCAATTACATTAATATTCCAATATGAAGTTTCTATACCAATCCATGATTGAAATCTACTTACTGTATTCAATGTAAATTTATCATAATCAAATGTATCATTTTCAATATCCACAACGAATTGAAATCGTATAAATGGAAAAACTTGTGAATCTGAATTCCAAGCAAGTTTAAATATATTATCTGCAAATGGACGAAACACAGTAGGAGCATTCCTATTAAATTGTAACCATATATAACCATTAAAATTTGTTCCTCCTATAGTAACAGATTCTACATATTGACACTGTATATCAAACTTTATTGTTTTTCCGGTATCTCGAAGTAATTTTATAATTTCAGGTGTAAATATATAAGCTCCTTCTTCTTGTTGCAACGGACCAGTAAATGGAATTCGACGGAATCCGCCAGATACCTGATCGGGATCATTATACCAAGTATTTGTTCCAACTGTATTAATTCGATATAAACTACTATCAAACCCTCCTTGATTCCCTAAATATGGTAACGTATATCTAGTAGTTAATTGTTGATCCACTGTGTCGCTAGATGCATCTACAAGTGCAGATAAATCCGGCAATGATGCCGACGCAAAAAATCTTGTTGGTGGAAATTTAAAATAATTAAAAGCAGTTTTAGATGCATTAACAAATGAACGATTTGTAAATGAATCATAGTTATTTTCAACTATAACTGTTTGATTTGTTGCCGAACCACTAGTTAACGT